CACCGCCGCTAATGATCATCCCAGAACCTGCACTACGTCAATTTCTTGGCTTACTATGTTAGAGCCAACTACGCGGCGCCCGTATATCAGCGCTGCCGATAATCCGAGGCGAGTATTATTCTGGATTCCCGAGAAGCTGTAGGTTTTGCGGGGGTCCTTCGCTTCGTCTGTCTGCCCCTGGTTGCCACCTGCATCAAATCTGGGCACCGGCGTCAGCAGCTGGGCAACGCCGCCTAGGGCCAGGCTTGCGCCAAGTCCCGTTGTCAAAGCAAAGAGCCCGATGTTTTTAGCAAATGCAGCGCCCAAAAAGCCAGCTCCGCTTGCAAACGACAGCGCAATCAACGCCACTCCCGCAATAATTCTCCCCACGGCCCCAGCCCCGCCGATCACCGGTACGATGCTGATCTCCTGAGCCCCTGCGGGTTCCTGTAGCTCATCCTCGCCAATCGCCCTGGGGCCCAGCTTCACCCGGTAGCGCTGGTCGTTCATGTGCCCCTCTATCTGGGGGAAATTGGCATGTAAAAACCTCATCGCCTCCGCAGCGCTAGCCACCTCCGCACGGAACACCCGGCGGCCCAGGAACCGCGCTAGCCGGCCGTAGACGCGAATCACCCTCATGGCCTCAGTCTACCGATCCAGCCGGTGGCTTTCTGCAGATAGTCGCCGTAGAGATCCCGACTCGACAGCCGCCCCCGCAGGTGATGGAGCACCTGCTGCTCGCCCAGGTAGATGCCGATGTGGTTGAGCTGCGTGTTGCGGATGGCCATGAATATCGCATCGCCTTCCTGCAGGTCGGCGAACTCAACCCGCTCGAACCCGGCGGCGGCCCAGTTCTGAGCGAACAGCGGCGCCGCCTCGAACTCGGCAGGCGTAGTTGGTCGATCGAAATCAGGCAGCTCGATGCCGCGCTCCTCTCGATACCAGTCGCGAGCCAGAGTCCAGCAGTCGTGAACGCCCCAGATCCACAGGCGCCCGATCAGCGGCGCCCTAAACCCACAGGGCTCGCACTGGGCCCACTCCGCAGTCTTGGGATTGACGATCAGCCAGGGCAGGCCGGATTTCTCGCACGCGGCGCGGTCGTCGTCGTGGGGCCCCGGTGGCGTGACCGGGTGCGAATGGAACACGGCCACTACCTCGCCAGCATCCTCGGCTGCCTGGTAATCGTCCGGGTCGAGGATGAACATCAGACCCGGGTCGTCGCCGTCAGCGCCCTCGGCGGCATTTCGGCAGGGCCAGTAGCGTTGCTTGCCCTTCACGATCACCACCAGTCCGCAGGCCTCGCGGGGGTCATCCTGCTGGGCGTGGGCCAGGGCTGCGACCTTGATTGCGTCGTCGATGTAGATCATGCGTAGCTAGTGCCTGCGCCAGGGAATCCGCCAAACGGTAGCTGGTTATTGGCGCCCCAGTTGTTCTTGCAATCCGATAGGCGCTTCCCGCAGTTAGGTGCAAACTGGCATTGAGTCGTGCTGGTCCACTGGCATAGCGTAACCATCTGGAACCGTGGTGCACGCACCGTGGAAAGGTCAAATGTGGCGCACAGCTCAAACTCAACTACCTCCCTGGTCTCCGCTTTTTTTTGATCTACCCAGTACACCTGTCTTGGGTATTCGTAGGTGGGATCTGGTGTGCCCCAGGGGTTGACATTGCCTGGGAAGTTCACTGCATCGAGGTGCCTGGCGTGGACCCGCACGCGGCTGACCTGCGCCCCCTCTAGCCCGTTGGGCAGGCTGAGCAGTAGGCCGCTGATCAGGCCACCCGCAAACGGGTTATTGCTGGTCAGCGGAATATTGGCGACCCGTAGCGTGGGGCGCGGCAGTGATCCGGTGCCGGTCAGGGCAAAACCCTCAGCCTCTATAGGCAGCGCTTCGTAGGTGTTGCCGGCCCACACCACGTCGTCTGTCTGTTTTGCGTTAATCCCAGCGTGAAATCGATAAACTTCATCGACGCCGTGGATAGCCGCAAACAGCTGCAGTTCAAACAACTCGATCAGGGCGGACGGGGCCGGAAGTTGCGCCTCACCAAAGGGGATTGGCATTAGAACTCAAACACCTGGACAAAGGTGGCCGTAATTTGATTGTTATTAAAATTGGTGTAGGTTACTCTCCATTCTGGGCATTTGAATTTGCCAGCGCTGCCCCATGGCGGTGTCCAATCAAATGACTCGGCGCCGCCCCTGGCGTCTAGGAATGCTTCGATCTGATCGCGCTCGGTGTTGCTGCGATTCTTGAACTGCAGTGGATAAATCTTAGGGTTTGAATTGAGCCCCCTTGGAATACGCTGGCCGTAGCCATCTCCAAATTGGGATTCGTAGACGGCTGGTTTGCTTTCCTTGGGAAGGTCAAAATCTGGCGTCCAGGTGAAGGTAGCCATTAGCGGTTCAGGAGGCCTCCTCGCTCCATGTGCCGCTGCAATTGCCGATCGACCATCGGCCCCACCATCGGCACCAGCATGCGAGCCAGATCGTTGCCCAGGGCCTGGGCGTCGCCGGAGCCGTCGCTGTTGCTGGTCACGTTGCCATTGGGGTGGACGTGAACCGCAATATTCACCTGGGTCGAGCTGGTGGTGCCGCTATTGCCCTGCGCATGGTCCACCACGGTTTCCCGAGGGTGGAGCATGGCCATGAATCCACCACGGCCATCCAAGCCGCCAGATCTAGGGCCGTTGCCGGTGTAGCCGCCTCCGGCAAAGCCGGGCAGGCCGACAGGCGCTGGCCCCACTGGGTTGAACGATGTAATAGCGCCAGGGAAGCCCGTGCTAATTCCGCCACCAAAATCGCCAGTAAATGACTGTGCCATGGACGGCGCGGCGGCTGCCGATGGCGACAGGAACCCCAGCGCCGTCATGATGGTTTTTAGCACGAGCTGCCGAAATATCATCCGACTGGTGTCGGTTAATACGCTGGCCGCGAATGCATTGAAGTTGCCGCTGCCGGTAGTGGCCAAGCTCACCAGGCTATTCTCTAATCCACCCATGCCGTCTACGGTCAAAGACGCAATTGCGTCGCGCACATTGCCAATAGAATCGCCATATTGCTTCATTCCTTGAGACAACCCGGCGCTTGCGGAATCGCGAGATTGATATTCCTTGATTGCGTCGCCCATGGCGAACACATTTTCCAGACGCTGCCGATCGAGGTCGAGCTGCTCTGCGGTGATCCGCTTGAGATCCTCGCGATAGGTGAGCTCCGCCCGGCCGGACTCGGCAGCCTGAGCCGCGTTATACGCCGCCTGGGCGTCTGGGTTGCCGTTGACACCCTTGAGTAGCTCGGCATAGCGCCGCGCCCGCTCTGCCCGCTCTGCCTCGAACTCAGCCAGGGCCTTCGCGGCGGGGCCCGTGGCCTCGGCAATCCTCAACAGCCCCTGGTTAGTGGCCAGCAGCTCGCGGGCCGAAGCCAGCTGATCGGCTCGGGTTTTCTGCAGCGCCGCGGTCTTCTCGCTGCCCTGCACTTGATCAGCGCCGGCCTGGGCCAGGTCGTAGCCCACATTCTCCATGCTGCCGCCGAAAAACATGCGCAACGCCTTCTGACGGTGCGGGCCCATGCGGGCCACTCCGCTGGCGGGGGTGACGCCATTGCCGTCTGTGCGGGTCAGGCTGGCCTTGGGGTTGCCCCCCAGCACCGTGCGGTAGAGCGTCAGCAGGTCGGCGCCCTGGGTGGACATTCCTCGGCTATTGAATCGATCCTGGAGGTATCTCACCACAGGCCCCTGAACCTGTTCCTCGAACGATTGGCCAGCATGGGCGCCGTATTTCTTGCGTTCTGGGCCGCCCATTTGAATCAGGCCCAGATAGTTATTGCCAGAGCCGCCCCACTTGCCTGGGTTAAATGTGCCGCCAGTCTCAAACGAAATAATCGTTGCCAAATCAAGCGGCGATACGCCTAGCTTGCCGGCGGCGCTGATCAGGGCCCGGGCTTTGCTGCTGGGCTGGAAGCTGGTGCTGGTGCGTGCGCCGCTGCCTGCGCCGCTGCCTGCGCCGCTGCCAACAGTCTTCTCCACCAGCGCACGCATGGCGGGGTCGTCAGGCTTGGTCCCCGCGTACATGCGATTGCCGCGAATGCCGCCGCCCTGCTGTTGGCGCGTGACAAACTCCGCCCAGTTGGGATCAACCTTGCCCCCCTTGACGCTAGGCATGGTCGGCTTGATCAATGCGCCAGTGTTAGGGTCGAACTGCCCCGCAACACCTGCAACGCTATAAGGGCTAAGGTATGTAAACCTTTTAGTGATTATTGGCGAGCCGGGCTTATATGGTACGCCTTTGGGTTCAGCTGGCTTGTCAAGCATGCTGCCTACGTCCGTAAGCCTGCGCCATTGCTGATCGGCCTGTATTATCTTGGTCATTAGCTCAAGCGTCTTGACCAGCGCCGGCAGGTAAGCTCTACCTGCATTAGCTGAAAAATCTTTCCATGCATTACTAAATTGCTTAACAGGATCAACGGCTTGCTTTGCTGCCTTGGCTGCCTGCCCCGTCAAGGTGTCCATATTTTGCAGCGACTTGTTATAACCTTTCAGTCCGTCATTAGTCAATGATACAACGGCCTTAAATCCGTCAATATCCGAAAAGAGCACGCCAAGCGCCGTAGCGCTGCCCTTGGTTTTCACCATCACATCCTGCAGGAAACCGCCCAAGCCCTTGGCTTGCAAGCCAGCAACGCTAAACTCTATGCCTAGCGCCGCCGCAAGCTTTTTCGCTTCTTCGGTTGGTTTGATGATGCTTTTGATTGTTTGGTTCAGGCCACTCATTGTGGTCTCAACTGGTGCGCCCTTAGCCGTCAGCGCGGAGATGGCAGCATTCATCTCTTCTACCGACAAGCCTGCAACGGCAAACGATGGCGCCAGCCTGCCAATCGATTGGGCGTACTGATCAACTACAATCTTACCGTCATTCTGAGTTTGCACCATTTGATCAACAACCTTTGCAGCTTTATCAGCGGAAAGGTTGAATGAGTTCATAATGGACGTTGCGCCATCCGCAACGGTTTTAATATCTGAAAAACCGCCAGTAGCACCTAGCGTCGATACCTTGAGAATTTTGATAACGTCGTCAGTCTTGCTAAAGCCAGAGCTGAGGATTTCATAGGCTGCGGCGCCTGCTTCTGCGCTATTCGATAGATTCCCCTGCGCTACGGTTAGCTCCCTGATTTTTGCCATCAGGGCATCTGAGTCTGCGGTTAGCGTTCGTATGCGGCGCAGGCTGCCGTATTCGTCCAGCGCCGCTCTGGTGCTGTTGACGGCCAGTGCGCCGGCCCCGAGCACGCCCGCACCGGCCACCATCCCGGCAACACTGCCCGACGCTGCCATGCCCCCAGCCAGGCTGCCCATGGCGCCCTGCATGCCGCCGCCCATCAGCAGGCTGCCGCCAGCAGAGCCACCGATTGCCCGCCAGTCCATTTTGGCGGGGGCTGCTGTGGCGCTGGCCATCTTCGCCTGGAGCCTGGCAATCCCAGCGGTGTACAGATCGAACCGCTTGGTGCCCAGATCCACCTCCTGGCGGAGCTGCTGCATTCGGCTAATCTGCTGACTTATCCCCGCCAGGCTGTTAGCGCTCGCGCGTGGCAGCTTCTCCTGTGCAGCCGTGAGCTGAGTCAGTCTGCCCCGGAGCGCATCAGCCTCGCGACCTAGGCGGTTGTACGCGTTGCTGCCAACCTGCGTGCGATCGCGGAGCCGATCGAGTGCCGCAGCGTGGGCCTTGATGCCGGCCACGGTGTTGCCAGCCTCACGCGCAGCGCGATTGACCGCGATCTGCATGCGGCCCAGCTCTGCATTGCTGAGCTCGCCAGCTCGCCGTAGCCCCTGCAGGCCATCGGACAAACTCTTGATGTTATTGGCGCCAGCAACCTGGGCCGAGATCCTCAGGATTGCGTCTTGACTCACGACTAGGCCTCCTGTGCGCGAAGAGCAGTGAGCGCGGCATGCTCCATCACTCGCAACCGCTCCACCATGGCCCGGTGGTCAGGCACCTCATAGAGATCGAAGAGCTTGCCTGGGCCCAGATAGGTATTGAGGTCAAGGCATTCCCGACCGTTCATGCTGAATTGCCACTGCCCTCGGCAGAACATCATCACGGCGTCCCAGTTGGCGGGGAGCACCGGGTAATCGATGATTTCGGGCTCGGGCATGGCGGGGAGTGCTACACCGAAGGCTGCGGCGGCGGCGATGGCGTCGGGAGAGTAGGGGGCTTTTCGCTTACCGCCGGTTGCCCAGTATTCAGCGGCGCCGAGTAGTTTTTTTCTTCGCCTTCAGTGTCGAGGCTTTCGATCCATCTGTCGATAATGGCCCGCAAAGCGCCTTTAATGCTGAGCACTCTGTTCCGAGCAACTTCATCAAATAGCACGGAATTGCCCCCAGGCCCAACGATGTCATCCCAGCCGCCCAGGATGATGTCAACTATCTGCCGATCGGTTCGGGGCTCCCTGGTTTTTTCGTCTTCTGTTAGCTCATCTTGCTGCCCAGCGGCCCGCCAGAAATCAACGAATACATCCCTGATTTGCTTTACGTCTAGCCGATTATATAGCGCCGTGAATTTAATTTCAATGGGAGTGCTGGGGCTGTCGCCCGCCACTTTCCAGCTCACCTCGCGCGGGTAGGTGGGAGACAGGTCAAGAACAAAGGTCATGGTGGTGGTGAGTGGGGATCGGGCTAGGGAGTCTGAGCCAGCAGACGCTTAGGTAAATGCAAACGTGTGGCCATCATTGCCCGTAGTGCTGGGCAGCAAAATGCCCGGCACCCTCATCATTACCACCCCGTTATCATTCTCATAGCTAGGGATCAGCGTCTTGGCCCTGGCAGCTGCAAATGCCACGCGGTTGCCGTTGGTGGTGCCGTGGGTGACACTGAGGGCCCCAGTGGTATTAGTAAGCGCAGCTGCAAATGGGTCGAATACCGATTGTAGCGGGGCCTCGTAGACGGCTTCGAACGTCGTGGTCTGCATACCGGTGATCAACACCTGTGGGGCGCCACCTGGCCGGGAGTTATAAATCGTGTCATTTGTCAACGTCACCCGGAAGCTTTGCAGGTACCCAGCGCTATGGCCGGCAATGTTTATGTTCAGCGTATTGCCCAGGGTGACCGGTAGCGCAAGCGGCGCTGTAGTGGAGAATGTATAAGTAGGCAGCGCAGCTGTGACGGGGCCTGCGTAGATTCCAATGCCCTGGAAGGTAAAGTAGCCCTTATCGTTATTAACCAGCTCAAATGTCACTGAAGAGCCGCGCCAGCCGGTGATGACGTGGCGGGAGCCGTTGTACCAGATTTGGCAAGTGACGCTAGTGCTAGCGGCGCCAATTGTACTAATCTCGGAATAAGTATTAGACGTGGTGGCAACCGTAGTCAGCGCGTGGCGGCTGGCCTGTAGCAGTGGGCCATAGCGCGGCGCAGTACCGGCGACGCCGCTGCCGTTGACCTCAACCTTGAAATTGACCGCGTAATGCTCGCCGACAACCATTTGCCGCTGGCCGCCCATGAACGGCCGCACCAGGCTCTCGGTGATAACTTCCCCGCGCATCTCGGGGATTACCGGTTCAACGCAAAGAATAGCGTCATTGGCTGTAGGAACAGCATCGACGCCATAGGCGGTCTCCAGCTTGACCAGCGCTAGGTTTTCAACTGCAAAATTGGCCATGATTATTTACCGGGGGGCTGGGGTGGAGGGCTTGGCCTGAGCTGCGGCAGGCTTGGTAGGCTTGGTAGGCTCGGGAGCCTCCGCGGGCAGCGCAGGCTCTGTGATGAGCGTGCGTCTTCCGGTCACAGGGTCGAGTTGGTAGCTGCCGCCGTGGCCAGCAGCAAACATTTCATCTGCAGTCAGGCTAGCCACTCCGATCCCCCTAGATAGTTGCGGTCGGGTCGTCGCGCCGGTGGCGGAAACGAACCTCGAACCTCAGCCTAGCGATTCCGATCTCTCCCACGGCACGATCCCACTCTGTCCCTTCGGGCACGATGTCCCAGGCCAAGCCCCCCAGGGTGCGGGGGCTGGCCATCAGCCGCTGACTGATGGCAACGCGGATTGGATCTGCCAGGGTCGCTAGGGGCCGCCCTGAGACGCAGATGTCGATGAAGGCCTTCAGCCGGCAATCCACTACGGGCACCGTCCCGGTGCTGCTGGGCTCAGCGTCGCAGCCCAGGATCAGGCAGGGGCATTCGTCGCGGCTGGGCGGCTCCTCGCGCTCGCGCCAGATCCGCGTGCCTACCTGCGGCACGCCCTGCAGCAGGGCCTCGACGGCCACCATGATGCGCTCACTGATGCTGCTGCTGGTCATGGCCGGCGGCTATAGGGGTTAGGGTCGAGAGTCCGAGCGCCAGGGGTCAGCGCACGCGGCTGTAAGGGAACGCACGACGCGCGGCGCTCAGCACCAGCTGCAGCACGCTGTTGCTCCGCAGCCTGCTCATGCCGATCAGCTCGCTGGTGACGAACAACGCCAGGCCTGCATACTGCGCATAGTCGCTGGAGATGGTCATGGAGTGCCTCTGTCTGGCTACAGGCTACTGCCAACAGCCGGCCAGCTCACAGGCCGCCATCCCTCAGTCGTTCGTCGTGGCGGTCGGCGACCTGCTCCAGTCGGTTGATCTGGGATTGCTGGTTGCGGATCACCTCAAGGATTTTGGCCTCGAACGAGCCGAGGCCCCTGGCAATTTTAAACAGTGCTGCGGCGCCAGCAGAGCCCACTCCCAGCAGAGACAGGCCCAGTGCCGCAAGCGCAATCATGGCATCAACTCCCATGGCCTCAGGCTAGCGAGTCTGAGGCTGACTCACCATCGCCGGGTTCCGGATCGGGCTCGGGCAGTCGAACAATGGTGGCCGTGCCGTCAACACGCAACGTGACAGCCCAGTTGGCCATCAGTTGTAGTCGGTCGGCAGTGCAGCCTGGAGAATGTTTTTCCAGCAACTCGCACAAGTCAGCGGACAGCGCAAGCATTCCAGCCGCTGTAATCCCTAACTCTGCGACCGTTGCCGGTGGATCTGCGCATCGACAGCCTCGCTGTTGTGACGCAAAAAACCTTTGCCGGTTGTGGCGCCAGCAGTGACGCTGACGCCGCCCAACCGGTCGAGTGCCACGCGATCGGCGGCAGCTGATAGCGTGGCCCAGCTCAGAGGCTTGTTTAACTTAGTACGTTGAGACTAGCATTACGTTTTTAGCCACTAACGTAGTAACGTTGACGTATCAACCTTCAATTGGTTCAGGTTCTGGTTGAGGTTCTGGTTGAGGTTCACTGTGAAAAGCCTCAGGCTCAGCACGGGAAGCAAGTAGCGCGGCAACCCTAGCATCATGGCTAGTGGTAGTACCAAACTCGCTGGTGTAGATTTCGCCAACTCCACTAGCGATCAGGCCATTAGCCTGGTCATCGTTATCGAAGACAACCAGCTGAGTGGCCGCGTATTCAATTTCGTCAATAGGGCCGTTGACCAGCAGCCTCAATGTTTTGGCCATGAATCAATTAAGCAAAAAACACCGAACCAACTATAGCACCATCAGGCGCTGCCGTGGCGCTGGAGTCAGCGGCGCCTGTTACGGTGGTAAGCGTAAGGCCGGTAGCAAAACCCGTTAGTCCCCCTTCGTTAAAATGACGATTGATCCCATTAGGAGGGATTGCAATTGGGATAACAACCCCTGCGGTACCGGCTGTGGCCGTTGTTGAATTATATAACTTGGCATATACCCATAAAGTCGTAGTATTTGCCAAGTTCCAGCCAAGTGGTCGTGTTACTCCAACTTTAAGTATTGAGCTTGGGCTTGCCGCCGAAGATATTACCTTGGCGGGCGTGGCACCACCTGTGACGCTAGCACGGTATTGAACACCAACATCGCTGGCAAGTGCCGTACCAGCTAATACAGTAACAGCACCTGTCATTGCTAGTGGAGATCCAAACCCCGACTGCTTCATACCCGCTAGGTATAAAGGGATGTTGGCATTCTCTTCCAGCGATAAAGACAATATAGTCCACGTTGTTGCAGAAGCTGGTGCTGTAGAGCCATTGTAAGCCCACAGATACAAAAATAAATTCGTACTGTCATCTGGCACAATATCTGATCTTAATGCCGATAAATTAAGTACATCCCCTATTCCTGATCGACAGGCTGCAGCGGTTCTGCCGTCTAGCTGAATAGATGCAGAGTGAATATTAGCATAAAGAGGGGCAGTCATTGTTACAGAACCAGTATTCCAACCCCCACGCTGGGCGTCAAGCGTAGCGTTTGCAGTACCAGAGTAAAGCTGCTGCACGTAGCTGTGCCCAAACAAGTCAAGCGTGCCGCTACTGCTAGCTGGCCACGCAGTTACTGTAAAGGTAATAGTATTTGCACCAACACTAGCAATAGGATATCGTCCTGGAATGCCAGCCGCACCAGTAATAGCACCCAACATCATAGACTGACCGACGTTGGCTGACGTGTATGAATGACCAGGAAACGTTACAACTACGTTTGTAGCCGTGCATGTGTAGGCAAGGTTTTCACCAATTCTGTCAGCAAGCAAAACCATTAAGTTACTGTTTGCTATCCTTTGCGACGGTAGCAAGCGCCACCTTAAAGCCACCGTTCCCCTAAATGAGACAGCAGATCTGCAGAGCAGTTCAGCGTTTGTCGCAGTACCTGTGTTGACAAGCAAGTTACCGCTAGCTTGTGATACTACTAATGAAGACGATGATCGTAACACTAACTCTGGTGCCAGTAAATCAGACCCAGTGCTAGAAAAATCTGCTTTCCACTGAGAGCAAGGTGCATGTCGAACCACTGAACCACGATCGGATGATGCGGCTGACGTAGTTTGCACATCTGGCTGACTACTGGCTATCGCAGCCAGCGATATTACCGCCGGGCTGTCACTAGCTAGTGTCACTCGCTGAGTGCTGCCATCTGCGTTACCAACACCACGGGTAACGTTTGGAGCAACCGGTAGGACGGTTCCACTGGACGCCCCTTGCACCGTCAACACATCCGAACTAGGCGCACCGGCAGTACCAAACGCCGGCAGCTTCAGCAGGATCGAGCTGAGGCCTTGCGCGAGCCGCTGCATCCGCCCATTTAGGCCAGCGCTGGCGGTGTCGCTATTTGGAGGGGTTTCATTAGTAGTGCCCAGGCAATTGTTAATAATTTCCTGATTGGTGGCGGTGGCGGCATCAGCCGCCAGAGACGGCGCCACCTGCAGCCGGCCGCCGCTCAGTGTCGCCGGCAGCCTATCCAGCAGCGCCTGATAAAACACCTGCACCAATCCCGCGAGGCCGCTGGCGCCAGTTGGCAGGGTGGGGGCATCTGTGCCGGTGACGCCCAGCCTGCCGTCAATGCTGCCCAGCGCAACATTAGATGCCGCCTGGTTGGTGGCTGTGGATGCATCGGTCGCCAACGACGGTTCAACCTGCAGCCGCGTGCCGGATAGTGTCAGAATTGGCAGCCTCGCAGTCAGCTGCACGTTGGTCAGCGGGCCAGAGACCGGCTGAGTTGTCTGCCAAAAAGTCCCTGAAACCGGCTGAGTTGCTGGCCAGAACGTTCCGCTGACTGGCACTGGCTGAGCCCTCAGCTCAACGTCAGTCAGCGGTCCAGATACGGGCCACCGTCCACCGTCTAGCGGCGGCAATTTGTCGCCGATGCCACCCAGCAGGACATTCCCGGCTGCCTGCAGTGCGCTGGTAGCGCCTATTTCGCTGTCATCAATAACAATTTGCAGCGCATCGCCGCTGTTCATTGCTGTGGTAACGATCTCAAGCGTTAAAATGCCTGTTGTCGCGTTATATGCGCCGCCACGTCCCGACTGTACGGGCAGATAAAGATAAATCTCATTAGAAGTATTGACAATGCTGACAATCTGTGCCTGATGCGTTGGCCTCGTAGATCCCGATGCAAACGTCACCGTTCCAGCCGTTGGGCTAAACGTGAACAGCGATGGGTCGAGCGGTGGCTTGCGCATTACTGGAACACAGATAGGTAGTAAGAAAAACCCACGTCTTCATGGGCGGGAGGTGGGGTTTCGTCAGTGGGCATCAGGGGCACGATGCACATTGCCCCGTCATCAATTGGACGAGGCTTGTACTCCACCTTGAAGGTGACGCCATCCACCGTAATAATTTGGCCATAAACAAGATTGCCAAATGTGGCAGTTGGTGCCAACAGCGGATATTCAACGTAGGCAAGATCGCCGCCCAGAGCAAATTCACCGGACTGGTCCAGGATGCCGAGGCCCGTCACTGTTCCCGCCACAACCGGCTTCCCGAAGTCAGCGAAAAAGAGATCTAGGGCCTCGGTAAATGGCATCAGTCGGGGGTTTTCTCGGGCTGCCTGGCTTTCGCGGCAGGGAGCACTGCCTCAATGGCGCCCAGGGCCAGCAGCGGCGCGGCGGCATCGCTGCTCAGGGGGATTTCTTCCCCCTCCGGGTAACGGGCCCCATCGTGGTCAATGGGGCCCGTTAAGACCGTGTAGATGCTGGTGTCTTGTTTGGTCATGATCATGCAACAGCGGACTTAATCAGGTAGCCAGCGCTAGAGCCAGCAATCACCGGAGCTTCGCACCTAGTCACAGGAAAGATCTGTGATTTTTGATTGCGATCGTAGTAAGGATCTTCGGCAAATGGATAGCCGCTCAGGTTGTAAGTGTACCCAAAGGTCGGAGCACCATAGGCGTCAAGGGTTTCGGTGTCCGAGTAAGCAAGAACAATATCCTTGCCCCATACGTCGCTCAGCGTTGTGCCAGCGTCGTTAGACGTGATGCAATTGCCGACGTACCAATTGGGGATCCCAGTCAAGTCGGAAAGAATAGACAGAGTTGCTACTTCGCGGCCGGTGTATTTTGTGTACTCCGCCAAATCTGGGTGGTATTTCAGACTGGCCCATACGGCGGGGCCCATTATGCCGTGGGTGGGATGCTGGCCTGTCTGCGCTCTGACGGCTTCCTTGCCAGTCTCGAAGGCTGTCAGGGGGTTGGAGTTGGAGTAATCCGAAAACTGCGACGTACCCGAAAGCGTAATCCGGTTGGCTGGGGGATAGTTAGCCAGGGTGGTGGCCAGAGTTGCCTGAGCAATCTCCAGCCGCAGGTCCATGATGCGGCTTGGGAGCTTAAGGGCCATCTCTGCCCCATCAATTGAAAATCCGTTGGCGGCCACGCGGCCTTCCTGTTCCAGCTCTACCGGCAGCTTGCCCTCAAGCGAGAAATCCAACAGCGTATAGCTGCCAGCTGCATAGCCAAACTGAACCCGCGACGTAGCGGTGCCAGGAGCGCGTTGCAGGCCAGTGTATTGCATAAAAGCTTCGCGGCCAAATGTAATAATTTGGCCGCCGCGCAGGGCAACATCCACTTTGGGGAAAAGCCAGCTGCCGACTAGATCGCGTTGCTTAATGCCCTGAGCAATTGTCGTCAATACCGGGTTAACAACCCTGGCTTGGGATGGGGTGAGCTGTGGCATGGGAGTCTAGACCTATTGGTTGGAATTGGCGAAAAACTGACTTAGTTGGTGATTACGAGAATTTCCATCTGTGCACCCGCTGCGCTGGCTGCTGTCAATGCGCGGGCAACGGTGATGCCGGTGGTTCGGGTGATGTAACGGCCCGAGGCGTCAAATTCCAATGCCGCACCAAACGCCACAGCGGCGCCGGCTTCGCCGATTGCCACGCCTACCAGCGTCAACGGGATGGCGTCACCGATGACACCGCCCGTAGCAGCTGGATAGCCAGCGCCACCGGCGGTTACGGCAGCTCCGCTCACCTGCATGCCTCGATACTGGGTGGCCGTAGCGGTGGCAATTGTGGTTTTTTGCAGTAAGCCAATTTCGCCTACGGCCATGATTGATACCTCAGAATTGGGGATTGGGGAGTTGAATTGCTATCAGGCAGATGCCTGAACCGCTTTGATGGCATCGATGTAGCAGGTGCCTGGGTGCTGCACCTGGTAGCGTTTGGCGGCAGCATCCAAAGCCGCCGTATCGGTGGACGCTGTGATGGCGCCGCCGGTTCCGAGTCGAGAGCCTGAGGCGTGATCCTCGGCCAGAGGCGCGGCGGCTTGCGGCACCGCGTCAATGGCGTCATCAAGCCGGGCTTGACGGTGGTTGGCCTGGCGCAGCCTGTCAGCGGCGATCACCCGCATGGCAGCCTCAGGCCCGGAAGTCTGACCATCGGCGGCCAGCTGTTCGATGAGGGCCTCATGGCCAGGCAATACCTGCTGGCGCACCGCGGCGATGCGGTCGCGTTCACCAGATGCGCCCTCGGCCCGCAGCACAGCCGCAGCCTGGGGATTCTCAGCCGCCCACGCGGCGGCGGCTTGGGTGGGGTCCATAGATGCTCGTCTCAGGGGGGGTACGACAACCGACGACCTGGCGGCCGTGGCTGCCCGATCGTTTAATTCGGCAATTACAGTCTCCAGGCTAGCGATTCCATCCGCCAGGCCTGCGTCTACAGCCTGCTGGCCAATGAACACCCGAGCATCGGCCATATCAGCAAGCACTTGGTCGACGGAGGCACCACGCTGAGCCGCTACATCGCCCACGAACAGCGAGTAGAGATAGTCCACCTGGTCTTGCATCGTCTGTCGCCCCAGCTCGCTTAGCGGCTGGTGGGGGCTCATAGCGGCCTTGAACCGGCCGGCAAATATCTCGGTCGTTTTCACGCCTAGCGACGCCTCGCGCTGGCTTTGATCGGAGTGGGTAGCGATCACGCCGATACTGCCCACCGGGTGAACACTGGAGCCCAGATAGACCCGATCCGCTGCTGAGCCAATCCAGTAGGCGGCGGACGCCATCGCCCCGTCAACCCAGCTGGCTATGGGTTTCGCGGCACGGGCCGCCATCACTGCCGCTGCTGCCGCCGGTGTGCCGCCAACAGCGCCGCCGGGCGAATCCACCAGCAGCACAATGGAGCTCACCGCGGGGTCAGCTGCTGCGGCCTGCACATCACGAACAAACAGCTCGGCGCTGGTGCCGCCGCTCACCTGAGCCATCAGGTTCATTCGCGGCGCGATCACGCCTCGCAGCGGAATCAGCGCCGCCCCGTCCCGCACCTGATAGCCCTGGTGCTCGTTCTGCAGCTTGCGGCCTAGTCGGGCCTCCACCGCTTCGAGGTCGATCGATTCGCCCCGCAGGTGGTGTGCGTAGATCTCCTGAATCTCCATCAGGCGATCGGCATCAATCGCCCATGGCTGGTAGAGAACGTCGAGGATGTTCATGTCTTAATCGAGCTCGGCAGGGTCTTCATTCTCGCCAGGATCGTCATCCCCTGGTCCTGGCACGCTGCCGGCAGGGAGCTGGGGGGGCGCCGCGCCTGGCTGCTGCAGCACCACGGGGGCTTCTAGACCACCTTCAACACGCTCGGCCGTAACTCGGACGCTGGTGCGGTGGTTGGCCTCCCAGTCGCTGCCGTCGTAAGCAAGCGATTCTTTTGGCAGCGTGGTGAGGCCAATCTTGATGCGTTTCTCAGCTGCGTTGGCCTCCTTGAGCGGATCCAGCGCACCAGGGCCGTCGCCACTCCAGCTGGAGCCGAGCCAGGCGGCACGAATGAACGGGTCGGAGAAAAACCCAGGGGCAGTCAGGTGGCCCATGGCCACGCCATCGGCAATGATCTCTTCGTAGATCGGCCCGCCAAACCTACTGGAGAGCCGAGCACGGCGCACCTGATAACTGCGCCAGGCGTCCATCAGCGCGGCGCGAGACGCTGAGTAGCTGGCGTTGAACGATTTAAGTACCACCTCGCGCGGCAACCCAAGGCCTACAGCGATTTCGTTATTTACAGCTTGAAAGAACTGTTCAAACACCGGGTTAGGTCGCCCTGGTGATGGGCTAGAGATCGTTTCGCCGGGGAAAGTATTGATAACCTTGCCAGAGTTAAGACCGCCGTCCCAAGACTTTGCATTCTCGATATAGGTTGCTTTTGATGCGTCATCAAATAATCCGTCAAATGCTTCTGCGTCCATTGTTGCAAACACGGCAAACACTGCCGCATTGACTGCCGCGTCTACCTCTGCGTCGCTATAGCGATCGAGCTGCTTCAGCTTTGCGATCACTGGTGCCAGCCAGGGCACCCCACGGGTTTGGTTGGGGCGTTTCTTGTGGAACAGATGCAGCACCTTGCGGCTGCCATTGGCAGTGTAGAAAGGCCGTTCAATCCACTGGGGCGGCTTGCCGCTGATTGTTCGGCCGGGATGGCGGTCTGCTATATGAATGCTGGTGGCAATGCCGTCTATTTTTGCAATCCCCTGGGTCAATGCATCGGTATCCATCGCATGGTTGGGATTCGATACACGATCGGCTTCAACGATCTGCACCGCAATGCGATAGGGCCAGTTCTTGGCTTTTGATTTCACCAGCAGCACAAAGGCATCGCCCGATTCCAATTCGGCGCGAAGCGCTAAGTCCTGTAGTTCGTAAAAATTCTGGCCTTGGTAATAGTCTGCAAATTGCGAGCCCGCCCAAGTATTAAAATACCGCTCAAATTCACCTTGATATTTACTGGCTTCGTCGTCGCTGAGCCCTAGCAGCTCAGCATCGATCCTGCTCTGCACCGTCAAGCCAGTGCCGACCACATAGGTGGCCATGTTCTCGATCGCACCGCTAGCAATCGGCGCGTTGCGAGCCATGTCCCGCGACCTGCCGCGCATCTCCCGCAGGTCGTACGCAATGTCGCTATCTGCATCGCGAACGCCAGGGGTCCACCCGGCAAAGCGTTCGCTGTAGCTGCCGCCCACATAGCCGCCCATCCGCGCCATGGTGGCCCGCGACTTCTCGCGCTCGAGCGCCCACTTCGGGGAAACCCGATTGATCAGGCGTTCCAGCAGCGGCGGCTTTACCTGCGGGGTCTGCATCAGAACAGCGGCGAGGGAGTGATGGAGCGGCCACGCGATTGCCGGGCGCTCAGTTCCTGCACGCGCCGATTCCAGAGCGTGATGCCGGCCTGCACCGTCTCCAAATCGGCTCGCTTCATGCGCCGGGCGCCGATCGTGTACTCCTGCCCGGTCAGGATCGCCGTCTCGGCCGCTAGGTAGGCGTCGAGCTGCGTCTGTGCAGTTGCTAGCGAAATTCCTGCCATGGCATCAGACTAGCTAGCCCGAGTCACCGCTTCCAACCAGCAAGGGACAGGCCGCCGCCAACTGACTGGCCGGCCCGCACCTGCGCTTCCAGTTGATCCCACATCGTCGCCCGGTTGTAGCGGCGGGCAACCAGCTGCAGCGCCGCATAGGCCATCCTGGTGCAGTCGCCGGCCTCATCGCGGGAGCCGTTGGGGAGTACCCAGCTGTAGGTAGTCTGGCCGTTGTGCCGTTTGGGCATGCGTTTCCACGGGAACAGCTCCGCCAGGAACTGATCAGTCGAGGCCTCACCAAAATGCAAATAGCCGGGGCCTGGCTGTTCGTTGCGCAGACGGCCCTGTAGGTGGTTGATGCTGGCGTCGTAGCCGATGCCATAGAGCAGCACGCCCTTTTTCACGATGCCTTGGTTCTTGCGGTTGACATCCACGGCGACACCTTTCCCGAGCAGCGGCTTGCCCTTCTGAGGGGCCCCTTTCATCGGCACCCAGTTGGCAGTGCGGCCCCGGCACCAGTCGCGCACCTCATGAGTGGCATAGCCGCCGTCGTCAATGCCGCCCATCGCCAGCCGCATCTCTGCGCCATCGGCCCTGACCCACTTGGTTTTGGCGATCTGATCCAGCTGCGCCAGCGTCTCGGGTTGCTGCGGGTCGCCATCGATCTCCCAGTGGCCCAGGTGCCAGCCCTCTTCACCACGGCCCCAGCCCCATACCGTCACCACCAACCGCTCGCCTGAGGTGCCGCCGCCGCCCTGCACGTCAACGCCAGCGGTGATCAGCAGCACGCCATCTGGCACCGTGCCAGCCGGGTAGCCGTTGCCGGCGGTTTCGTTCTTGCGGCGCTCGGCCAGGCCGTCGCCGGTCAATTTGCTGGAGATCGAATCCTCCCAGGGCAGCCCTAGCACGGTGTTGTGATAGGTCTGCATTGCATCAGGGTCGCCCTTGCGCATTGCCTCCAGGGCCTCGGCGTGCTCGCGCACCAGCACGGGCCAGCTCGCCGCTGGGGAATAGCTGTAGGCGGCCCAGATGTGGAAGCTCACCAGGCCTGGCTGCTGGCTAACAGCCGTGGGGCGCCACTCGCCGCGCTCCACCATCCACCGTTTTTTGCTGTGGGGGATCGGCTCGGCGCAGTTTTCACACCCGTAGTGGCCGGCGTGCTCGCCCTCGCGAATCATCTGCTCCCAGCGCAACACCTGCATCACCTGGCAGAACGGACACGGCACGAAATAGCGCCGTTGGTCGCCCCTCAGGAACCATTCCTCGGTTTTGCCACCCTTAAAAATTGGAGTGCCGCCTAGGCCGATCTTGCGATCCCAGTAATAATCGGCCCTGTTGCGGCCTAACTTGATCGGATCGCCTTCATCGAGCTTGGGGTAGGCGTCCACCTCATCAAACAGCACAACCTTGCGGCTTTTGCGTCGGAAACTGCGACCGCTGGCAGCGTTCACAATGTCAATCAAGCCGCCGTTGCTCAGCTGCTTTAACAGAATCGTGTTGCTGACTGTATTGCGAGCTTTGCTTTCGGAGATTAGGCCACGCAGGCAGGGCGTATCTTGAAACAAGTCCTTAATTTCTTCTTTGCTATAGCCCTCTGCGTCTTCTTTGACCGGCTGCACAATCATCACGGGGCATGGATCCTGATGGCTGAACAGCTGAATCACCACGCCCAACATCTTTGTCCAGCCAATTCGAGCGCTCTTCATAATCGCCACCGTCTCCACAGCTGGGTCGGTGAAGGCGTCGAGGATCTCGCGCTGATAGGGGAGCGTGTTCCACCGCCCCTTCTCAGCAGCGTTGCCGGTCATCACCGCAAACTTGTCGGCGTACTCGCTCAGCCGCAACCGTGGCGGCGGCTTGAGGCCGGCCAGGATCTGCCTGGTGAGTTCGGCCGGATCGGCGGTGATCATGCTGCGCAGCCTGAGCCAAACAGATCAGGCTGAACTGTCTTCAGGGATTGCGTCCCGACGCGGTGCCAATGGGGGCAGCGCTCAATGCCGATGAACTCCCGGCCCAAGGCAAGACAGGCTTGACCCGTTGCCCCGCTACCAGCAAACGAGTCAAGCACCACGGCGCCGGGCTTGGTGCTGCTGCTGATGATGTGCCGCAGCAGGGCCTGGGGTTTCTCGCATGGGTGCTTCCCTGGCCGTGGCTGGACGGCGCGAAAGGTCCAAACATCGGTGAACGGGTCAAAGCGGGTGACGCTGAACGGGCGGCGGAGATCCTCGTAGTCGCGGCGGAGATCCTCGTAGTCGCGGCGGAGATACTCGTGCCCTGGGCCGTTGTTGAACAAATGCCGCAGCTTGGCGTAGGCGTCTTCGGTGGGCAGCGCCCATTGGCTGGCCCCGAAATAATGGCGAGCCATGTCCGACGTGCCCAAGCACTCGTCAACTTGCCGGTTTGTGATGCCTGCCCTGTCGCGCTCCTGAAGCAAGTACTGGCGCAACGGCTCAAACACGCCAGCGCGAAGCTCTGCGCATTGATCGGCCCAACCTGACCCGTGGAGCGCTGAGCCATCCGCCCCGAACTGCTCGGCAAAGATCACCGCTTCCCACGGCGACAGGTAAGACCGCAGTGCCTCCTTCTCTGCCTTTTTATGCCATCCCTGGGCCTTGGTCCACCGGATGTTGTTCAACACCTGGAACCGCTGCCCCAGCATCACCTCAACACGTGCCGCCATCTGCGGGGAAGCAAAGCAATAGAGCGACCCGTTGGGCTTGAGAACCCGCTGCCACTGCTCGGCCACCTGATCTAGCCAGGCAAGAAAAGCGGCCGGGTCGTCCCATTGGCGATCCCAGTCCTCGTCCTTGACGCGGTAGTACGGCGGATCGGTCACCACCGCATCCACGCTGCAGTTCGGCATGGTGCGAAGCACGTCCAGGCAGTCGCCGAGGTGCAGGGCCAGCGTCATGCCGTCAGGTCTCCAGCCGCCAGCTCTTCCAGTGCCTCGCGAATCAGCAGCGTCAGCAGCTCCACCTCTTCCAGCTCCAGATGCGGGATCCTTTGTTTCGCCGCGCTGGGCACCCCTAGCAATCGCGATCGGGTGATATTCACAGCGCTGCCCCAGGCCTGTTCTGCATCCTCGCGGCGAAGCAGCTGGCCTTCCTGCGTCTTGCGTTGGAGTTCCAGCAGGTTTGCTTTTTCGTACTCGGCCCTCGCATGGCTGACGTGGTAATCAGGGGGAGGATCCTGAGCCAGATCCTCGGGGCCGTCTAGGCGCGGCGCAGGGCCTGGCCTGGGAGCTGGCTTGGCTGGCTGGCGGGGAGCTGGGCTGCTGGGCTGGCTGGGCTGGCTATTTGTTCGAGGGGGATGCTTGGACTTGGGGCGATTGATTTTTGCCCACAGCTCCTCCAACCCATCCCGCTCGACCAACTTGCCTCTCGGTCCGGGGAAAGACGGCAGGTGGCCTCCGTTGATCTTGCGGTAGATCTCGCCGCGACTCCCGAGCCCGAGCACCTTCATGGCCGCCTCAATGCTGATCAGCACTCAGAGCCTTGTCACACCTTTGTCACATCATTCTAGGTTGTGACAAGAATGTGACAGGGGAGGGGGATCGTGTGCCCCGTGGCCGGCCCTTGTCACATTTACTGAGAACCGTTATCAACAGACAAACGGCGCTCCTC